TTAACTCTAAATTCAAGATACTTTCTTAGCTTTTCAGCGTTGTCTTTATTATCATAAATCCATTTATGCACACCATATTTCTGTTGCATATCCGATATGTCTTTTACCCAGTCTTTGCTCACGATATAATTCCTGATTTTGCTGTTATGATTCCACTATCCATCTGTCTGATTTGATTGACTAAGTCTTCAATTGGTTCTACGATGAATACAACAAATCTTTTATCTATATCGATACCATCTTTAGCTTTTGTATAAGCCATAAATGGCATGAAACCGATTTTGCCTTCTCCAGCTGGAATAAGCGAATAACCATCTTTAATTGTAATTGAATCAGAATGCTCTTCAACTTTTCCTATTACTTCCTCTCCTGAGGATAATCTAACTAACTTCATATTTTTCTCCATAGTAGTATATTATAACATATTTTTACGTAAATGTAAACGATTTTATCCAAAAAAATCCTCCAGGCTTGCTACCTCTGCTGAAGACCAGCCAATAGCTTCCAAGACTGGCTCAATCGGGTCAAGGAATGTTTTTTGAAACTGTAGTTCATGGTCAATGTATTTTCTTAAGCCAAACTCATCTGGAAGATAAGATGGGAAAGCAATTACATTTTCATGTATTGAATTTGGTTGACGAAGATATAAGAACTTAATCTTTTCGCCATTGTTTATAAGTTCGTATTTTTTACTAAGCGCCATGTCTCCTATTAGCTTATTGTAAAGGATTGCGCCACGAACATGAATGGGAGTGCCTTTTTTATAGAGAGTATTTCTATCTTGAAACTTCTTAACTTGAGTTACGCCACGTGGAAATGCAATCTGGTCTGGGTCAAGAGTTTTGAAATAGTTTTTGAACTGTTCAATAGCTTCTTGTACTGACCTTTCATCTTTTTCCATAATGACTTTGAATATCTCTTTAAGAGCATCCCTGCATGGTTCTGGTGTAGATGACTTAATTGCTTCAATACCCATAATCTTTAGCTTAGGTTCAGCATATCTCACGCCTTCATTATCATGGACATTCATTATATATCTTTTCTTTGCTGTCCAAAGAGCACGGTCTGCGATAGCTTCACGTTTCATTACCATACGATTGTTAACACCACCAAGTATATCATATAGTTGACTATAAGAATTTTCTAATTCTACTTCAAGTGCATCACTGCATACTTTGTCTAGAAAGTCAATTGTATTTTCAGGTTTAAACTTTTGTACAAAGTCATCTAAGCATACATACAACGAATCTGTGTCGATTGCAATAACAAAGTCTTTCCACTTTGATGTTTTAAGCACTTTATTGAGATAGGCGTTAAGTGAATACTCGGCCCATCGAATTGTAAGTTGTCCTGTAAGGGTGATTGCTTCTGCGATTCTCTGGTCAAAGAATCTGAAATAGCGATTACCAAGAGCACCATACAAACTATTAAGAAGAATCTTAATAGCCATTTGTCTATTCTCGGCAATTGCAATATCTCTTTCAATACGATACATTTCTTGTTTGTCATTTTTATCTACCTTCTGCAATTCTTTTTGTGCAGTAATCATTTCTTGTTTTATGCCAACACGTTCTTTATACATCTCATCGATAATGAATGGAATAATACCAGGCTTATCAGTTCGAAAATACTGCCCGTTCGCAGCAAGAGCTTTGCCACGATTATCAGGTCTTACGGATTTAGTTAGAACATTTTCAATATCGAACTGTGTAATCTCTCCATTAGCAATAGTTTCCGGCGACATATTATATTGCATAATAATCGACGGATAGAGAGAGTTTAAATCAAAAGATACAACATTATCATGTATGCCAACCTGCGGCTCTTTTACAAACCCACCAGGATAAGCTGACTTTGTTTTATCTTCGATAAATGGAACAACAATGTTGTTTGCAAACAGTTTACGATATATGATTGTATCCCATATCAATGTGGTACCAAACGTGTCATTATAGTTTACTCCACCTTTATATGCCATTGTCATACAAAGAGTAATCAAGCCAAGCTTATCTTCGATTCTATCAACTAACTCAACGTCTTTGATATTATAGTCAATAAACTTTTGATGATTGTTTTTGTAAAGAGTATGTAAGTTTGAATATTCTTCATATGAGAGTTTCTTTTCTCCAAGTACGACATGAGCAATATGGTCAAGCTTATATGATTCCTGTGGACCATACGAATAGCCAAACTTTTTAAATAAGTCAAGGTAATCGAGTTGAGATATACCTTTGAGTTCATAAGCTGTTTGTGTCCTTCCCATCTTGGTTATCTCTTGTCTATCAATCATTCCCCAAGGACTCAGTCTTTTAACGTAAGCTTCGCCAAGCATACGATTGATACGATTTACTAGATATGGAATATCAAAGAACCTTGTATTCCAACCAGTGACTACATCAGGACAGTACTGTTGAGATGACCAATGAGTAATAAAGTTAATAAGTAAATCGTCTTCACGTTCAAATCTACGATAGACAACCATATTGTCTTTCATGTAAGATTTGTCTGAGTCATATTCGCCTAAGCCCCACACATAGTAAGTATTGCCAATGTTATTCTTCATCGCAATAGAAATAATTTTGTGGTCAGCCTTTTGTGGCTCTGGGAATCCGTCATCAGAAGCAACCTCGATATCGATTGTTGTTACGTTGATTTTGTTTCTATCGAATTCGATATTACCAGGATAGTAATCATTGATGAATGCTGGAATGTATTTTGTATTGCCATAAATCTTTTTGCCAGATACATGTTTGTTTGCTGTCACGTATTCGTTGGCTGACCTCATGGAATCGAACCTTTTACCAGCATTTGCAATACCAACTGGAGTACCATCAAGAGCTTTCCACTCTGTTGGAGTATTAGTTGATGTGAAAAGTATTGGTTCGTATTTGACTTTCTTTTCAATACGTCTCCCGTGGTCATATCCTCGTAAGAGAATCATATTACCATATCGAGACACGTTTGTATAGAATTTCATCATAAGTATATTATATCATATTTCATCGCAAATGTAAACGATTTTTTTCAAAAGGTTGGGGGAAATTTCTTTCCCCCGCATGATTGTGTCAATGAGACTTAAAAGCTTGATACTTGAGCAATCATTATGGCTGGTGCTAATCCTAAGATTAGTGTAGTCACAAGAATGCTAAATGTAGCAGTTTTTAAGGCCTCGGCAACGTCATCATTTTTATCCAATAATTGGATTAAATGCTTCATGTTGTTCTCCAGTAAAAAAGTTTATTACTTATCTACTGGGTTGTCGCTGCTTGCCAGTTTACCCCTTAAGGTATTCTTTCTTCTTTGATGCCCCAGCAGACCCTAATTGAATCTTCCTAGGACGCTTTTCTTCTGGAAGTTCTACTCTAGCATACACTACAAGTATTCCATCCTTCAAATCAGCACCGTCTATTACGACAAATTCAGAGAGTCGGAAGGACTTCTCAAATTTGCGGGACGATATACCTTTATAAGCATATTCACGCTCAGTTGGCTCCACCTCACCTTTGATTTTAAGAATGCCATCTTTAAGTTGGATATCAATATCCTCTTCCTTAAATCCAGCAACCGCTAACTCGATGAGAAACTTTTCATCATCGATTTTTACAACATTATGTGGTGGATAGTTATCATTTCCAGACCTGGCACTTTGATGAATCCTTTCTAAGTCTTCAAATAAAGTATCAAATCCAACGAATAGTGAACGTGGTACGTTCAAAGTATTTCTTACCATTTTAATTCCTCCTATTAATAGCAAGGTTATATGGAACCGGTCCAATACCGCATTCCATTTATATTTATACTAGTTTATCTACCAGTTAAATAATTTTTTTTAGTAGCTAATTTAACTACTTTGTTTAATCTGCCTGATTTCATCATTTTATGAAATTCTTTCCAGGCTTTTCTAATTCTTTTCTCCATTATTGCTATTCCCTATATTATATTTAGGGCATAGTTCCCATTGAGATTTTTCCTTAAACGGAATCACCTTAATTTGTCTCAATGGTGCTAAATCTCTAGCTGATTCTGGATTGACTATACTTACGAGTCCCCAATCAGCGAGTAATGTTGCAATTGTATTACGACGTTGTACATCGTTTTCTAACAAACTAGATGGCTTTCCATCTAGCAAAAATAGTTCTTTAAAATGAACTATAAAATATCTACCTTGCTTATGCAAGATATGACATGATTGGAACAGTTTTTGGTCTTTTCTAGACGCTACACCAATTCTAGTTAACGTTTCTCTTATTTTTAAGAAATCGTCTGGTTCATTGAGAGAAACCTCAAGCATGCTGCTCGGAGTCCAATCAGTAATTTGTATGTTATCGTTTTCCACCTTTATAAATCCTTTGTTTCAGTTGTTCAATTTGTTCATTACTCATTAATGATAATGCAGATTTAGCCTTTTCATTACTATACCCATAATATTCTTTGATGAGTTTGAGATTGTCTATATCACTGGCCTTAATCCATTTGGACCATCTCTTTTTCTTCCTTATTATATTTATAAAAAAATCGAACTGAACGCGATGGTCTAGGTGATGATATCGATTCATTTCGTTTGCATACAATATTGTATCCTTAAAGAAAGACAATCCACGATTGATAATAAATGGATTATATTCTTTCTCAGCAATATCGTCAACCATGATATCTTTCTTGGTTTCATTGATTGCTTTTAAATATTCAAAAGGATTCATGATTGCTGTGCAATATAAGCTTCTGCCATTTCTTTTGTATTAAAACTTCTTTCTGCAATAATAACTTTTTCAGAATTATACTTTACTGCTCTATATTTTTCAGTCTCAAAGCCTTCGTAATGAATTGTTACTATATCCCAATTGCTTACTTCTTCTTCAATTATTTTACCACCAAATGGTACTGGTCTAAATTCCTTCATTTAAATTTTACTCCTGCCATTACTTCAGTTAAACATGCAACCATATTTAATTCATGGTCTGCAACAAAACTATTTTTATATTGATAATCAGCCAAGATAAGTACCAATTGAGGTATTGAACCTGGCTCCACATAGTCATTCATACTATCGTATAACTTACGAAACATTGATGCTGGTTCTACGTCAATATTATCTGCAACCCATTGTCTCATTTTACGAAAGTCTTTTACTTTAAGATGGTTCATAAGACTATCGAGACTTACATCAGTTGAGTTAACTAATATACCACTATCAATTTTACCAAAGTTAGAGTATCTTTGTAATTCATTTAATGTTCTACGAAAGTCTGGAAAGAATTTAATGATAAGCTCAGCCAGAACTTCTGGGTCAGAGTTTATACTTTCTACAGCCAATATTTGTTGAACCATTTGCATAAATTGTCCAGCCATAGCATCTCTTTCTTTTCTTGGAATCGCAAATTCGATTACACTACATCTTGAATGTAATGGTTCTATTATACGATTCTTAAAATTACACGTAAGAATAAATCTACAATTAGCTGAAAACTCTTCAATAAATCCACGCAAAGCTGGTTGCGTTGATTGTGGATTGAGGTAATCCGCTTCATCAAGGATGACGACTTTGTAGCCGCCTGATAAGGAAACTGACGAAGCGAATTGTTTGATTTTATTTCTTAATGTATCAATACCTGACTCTTCACTACCATTAATAATAATATAATCTAAGTCAAGTTCATTACACAAAGCTCTTGCTACTGTGGTCTTACCAGTACCAGCAGTACCTGTGAACATCATATTTTGAAGTTCACCTTTGGCTAAAACTGTTTTAAAAGCTTTTTTGAGGTCACTTGTAAGTATACATTCCTCAACTT